TTCAGACACCCCGGCGGTTCACTACGCAGCCTTTAGGGCCTCGACAAGCGCATCTGATACCAACTTCACAATAATCACGGGAGATGCATCAAGCCAGACGCCCGTTGATTCTGGCGTCTTAATTTCAGCAAGCACTCGGTACGTGTGTGCGATTGATATGTCCGTGGCTAACGAGGTGTCGTTCTACATCAATCAGCTTTACGTGGGAACGATTACAACCACCTTGCCGGACGTAACCGTAGGGCTGATCCCGCACATGATCTTAACGACGCTCTCGAATGCCGCGCGCTCCATTTCTTGTTCTCACATGATAGGAGAATCGATGTGATCTGTTGGGCTGTTCGGATACCAAATTCGGAAGTTCACACTCCGACCACGCTAAAAGTTTCTTACCGATGCACGCTGGTCGGTGGCGTTTGGGCTAAGGACATCGTGGTTGAAATGGATTCGTCTGTCTCGGAAACAGCTCGAGATGCGATGACCTACGCAAGCATCGCCACGCAGGTTACGACGCTCGCATCCGCAGATATAGGAGCAGTCACCGTGACCGAGGACGAAGTGAGGATGCCGCTATGAGAGCCGCTTCGATAAGGATGCCGCGAGTTACCGCGGCGAACGCCACTCCGTTCAACGTAAAAATCGGGACGATGGACCCGGATTCTGCCATCTCGTTCAGGTTCAACGCTTCGGCATACACGATTGCAGGGGATCACAAGACGTGGGTCGGGTCGTCTTCGTGGCATCGGGTTGGTGCGACCGCCCCAGTGGTTACCCCAGGTGGAGTCGCGCCACAAACTCAAGCAACAGTTGGAGCGGCAGCGTGGACGATCACGGCGGCGGCAAGCGGTAACGATGTCGTGCTGACCGTCACGCTGGCCGCAGGGGTTCGGTTGGATATTCGGATCGATCCGGTCTATGGCGTAGGCTGAATTTTAGGGGAGTGGCGGCATGAGTCTGCTACTAGCCCTACAAGGTGGTGCGGGTCCAGTAACGCACGCTACAAGCGGCGCTCTGACCGGGCAGGGATCGACTCTCTCCGGCACCGCGGCGCGGACGCGGGTTCACGCAACATCTGGCGCGCTTGTCGGGCAAGGCGCGACGCTGGCGGGCACGGCGCAGCACAAGGCGCTGCACGCGACGTCGGGGGCTTTGGCTGGGCAAGATTCAACGCTCGCCGGGACTGCTGCGCGGACGCGCCAGCACGCGACAAGCGGGGTTCTGGCAGGGCAGGGTTCAGCAGTAGCAGGGACGGCACAGCATCGAGCAAAGCACGCCACGAGCGGGGCACTGGCTGGTTCTGGGTCGGCGGTAGCCGGGACGGCCGCGCTGGCAGGCGGCGCGGTCTCGCACGCAACAAGCGGCGCGCTGGTAGGGGCCGGAGCATCGGTAGCTGGGGCGTCGGCAGTAAGAAGAATCCACGCCACCTCTGGAAACTTGGTCGGTGCTGGTGCGGTTATTTCAGGCAATGCAGCAGGCTCTAGCCTCGCGCAGCAGCCAGGAGGCGGCTGGAGGTTCGAGCCGAACATACCGCTTCGACTTCCGAAGGCTCACAACACCGTCGGTGCTATGACTGGTGCTGGAGCGATTATTTCAGGGATCGCTTTTGTTGATCGCCCACGAAGCCGTTATTGCAGGGAAGAGGAATTGCTGGAGCTGCTAGCCGCATAGTCGTTCGAAGGTTGTTGCACACAAAGGCTCAGGAGACCCCTGGGCCTTTTTCTTTTCTGGAGGTCAGATGCAGCGATTCATTCCGATGAAGGACATGACGATGATCCGGGCGAAAGCCGACGGGGATCTCGTCGTGAGGATGGCGTTTTCCTCAGAGGAGCCGGTCGAGAGATGGTGGGGAATCGAGATCCTCGATCACTCCGAGAAAAGCGTACGCCTTGATCGTTTGAACGACGGTGCGGCTGTTCTCTTCAACCACAACCCGAACGACCTTCGAGGCACGCACGAGCCTGGTTCGGTGAAGGTCGATAAGGACAGAATTCTTCGAGGGCAGATCCGCATTCCGTCTGTTACTCAGACCGGGCGAGACACGATCGGCCTTGTCGAGTCACGTGTACTGACGAAGGCAAGCATCGGATACCGAGTTCACACGGTGCTTGAGCAGACGACCAAGCGCGACGGGCAGAAGGTCGAGAGGCGTATTCCTGGCGATCTCTTCGAGCGAATGATCGATGACCTCGAGCGAGACAGAAAAGCGGATCGGGCGACGTTCATTCGCTCACTCGATGCAGCGGTAGGACCAGTAGATCGCAAGGAAGACGAAGAGCCTATCTATCGCGTCATGGACTGGGAGCCGTTCGAGAACTCCTTCGTGACGATTCCTGCAGACAAAACCATCGGCCTAGGACGGTCGAACGATTCCGCGTCGAAAGACGCAAACCCGGCGAAATCCGCCATCCACCAGAAGGAGTCCGTTATGAATGAAGACGAAAAGCGGGCGGCTGAAGCAGCGGAGGCCGCCGAGAAGTCGAAGCGCGAAAAGGACGCACGCGAGAAGGCAGAGCGCGAAGCGATGGAGAAGTTGCAAGGCCGCTCTGCGGTCGATCTCGAGGCGGCACGCAAGCGGGCCATCGAGAACTTCGCCAAGATCAACAAGATCGCTGACAACATCAGAGACGCTTGGGTCAATCAGGGCTATTCGCTGGAGGAGGTCTCGAAGGACCTGCTAAACATCATGGAGGAGCGCGGCAAGTCGAACCCGCAGCCAGCAAGTCGTCTCGGCTTGACGCAGAACGAGGCGCAGACCTTCAGCCTGCGGAGAGCCATCCTCGCCTGCCGCGACAACAACTGGAAAGACGCGCCGTTCGAGCTCGAATGCTCGAAAGCCGTCGCCCAGAAGCTGAACCGAGTCGCAGAGCCGACGAAGTTCTACGTGCCCTTCGAGGTGATGCAGCGCCAGTTCAACCAGTTCGAGATGCAGGCGCTGCGCGAGCGGATGGGCCTTAGCTTCCGCGACCTGACCGTCGCCACGGCCGGCGCCGGTGGATTCCTGGTGGCAACCGAGAACTTGGGCTTCATCGAAATGCTGCGCAACCGCTCGGTCGCGTTCCGCATGGGCGTCCGAAGACTCTCAGGACTTCAGGGCAGCGTCACCGTGCCGCGGCAATCGGCGGCAGCCACTGCGGTCTGGCTCGCGAACGAAGCGAGCACGATCACCGAGAGCCAGCAGACATTCGTCCAGATGGCGCTTGCACCGAAGAACGTCGGCGCCTACACGGAAATCAGCAGGCAATTGCTGCTGCAAAGCTCCCCCGGGGTGGAGGGCATCGTCACCGATGACCTCGCGCAGCAGGTTGGCCTGGCCGCCGACCTGGCAGTACTGGAAGGCTCCGGCGCCGGCGGGCAGCCGACTGGGATCTCCGCCACTGCTGGCATCGGTTCGGTAACAGGCACGTCCTTGGCTTCGGCCGGCATCATCGAGTTCCAGACCGACGTTGCAGGCTCGAACGTGACGCCGCTCCGTGGTGGGTACGTCACCACGCCTGCGGTTGCGGGATTGCTCATGGTGCGCCCGGAACTGCCGAGCACCGGCACGGAACGCCTGTGGAAAGGAAACATCTGGGACGGTCGGATGTTCGACTTCCCGGCCATGACGTCGAACCAGCTCACCGCCGCCACCATGATCTTCGGCGACTGGCAGGAAGTCGTTGTCGGAGAGTGGGGGGTCCTCGAGGTCGAGGTAAACCCGTTCGCCAACTTCCAGGCTGGAATCATCGGGATCAGAGCGATCTACTCCATGGACGTTGGTGTCCGCCGTCCGTTCGCGTTCTCGCGCGCGACGACGATCACCTAACCACAAGGCCAAACAATGCCGCCGCTCACAACGGAGAACGCATCCGCGCTCTTGGGCGGTGGCGTTGCGCCACGAAAGGAGACCGACATGATTCAAGCAAAACCTACCGCGCAGAACCAGACCCAAAAGGTCAAGGTGTTGCGCGCTTTTTACGACCACGAGAAAAAGGTTCTTACGGTTGGCGAGGAAGTTACCTTGCCGCTCGTGTTCGCTCAAGAGATGCGGGCCGCCAACAAGGTGGCCTTCGTCGAGGAGGAAACGACTCCGGTCGTTTCTTACGAGGAGCCGAAAACGGAATCGAGAAGGGGGCGCCATGCTCTCTAACCAAGGCCAGGCTGCGGAAGTCGTAAAGATTCTGGACCCGGTATCGGCTGCGGCCACAGTGAACGCAACGTCTGGATGGGTGGACGTCAGGAAGTACGAGGGCGACATCATCATCGTCGCGCAGGTCGGGGCGCTCACCGGCACCATAGCCTGGACTGTCGAGGATGCAACCGACGGCGCCGGCGCAGGTGGGGCTGGTTTTACCGGCCTGCTCGAAGGAGCCTTCGGGGCGGTCACTGCCAACAACATCCAGAAGCGGACCATCCGGGCGAGGTCGACTCGTGGGTTCATCCGGATCGTTGGGACCATCGTGACTGGCCCGTCGCTCGTCGCTGTGAAGCTGCTCGGGCATCCGAAATACACGGTTTGACCCATGGCATTCAGCGAGAACCTCGACGCCTACTTGGTTTTGAAGTCGGCAGGGGGTCTCGCTGATCCTGGGACGTATGACGGTGCGACGCCGGTTGCTGTGTTGTTCGATCAAGCATATCTCGAGCAGCTTGGCATGTCCGGAACTCGGCCTGTCGCTCTTGGGAAAGCCTCGGTATTTCCGGTTGCAGCGGTCGGTAAGACGCTGCTGATCGGAAGCACCACGTACACCATCAAGGGCCGCGAGCCGGTCGACGACGGCGCGTTCGTGCTGCTCACCCTGAAGGCGTGACATGCCGTTGCACCTTCGCAAGCAAATCCGAGAAGCAGCCGCGGCGGCTCTGACTGGCCTTACCACGTCAGGCTCTAGGGTCTTCGAAAGTCGCGTGCATGAATTGCAGGACGTGAACCTTCCAGGGCTTCGCATTTACACGAACAACGAAGACGTGCGGGTCGATTCGATTGGGGTAGACCGGCAAGTTGAAAGAGGTCTCGATCTCGTAGTCGAGGCCTGCAGCAAAAAGACGACAGGTTTGGACGACGAGCTGGATCTGATGATCCAGGAAGTCGAGGTCGTGATCGCCGCCAATCAGAACCTAGGCGGCGCGAAGCGTATCCAGTTGACCGGCATCGAAATCGACATGGAGGGTGAGGCCGAGAAAGAAGTCGGCATCGCCCGCATGACCTTCCAAGTTCGTTACTACGCGACGCTCAGCAGGCCGGACGTCGCCCTATAAAAGGAGCACACCATGCCGGCAAACGCGCACGGAATCGGAAAGCAGGTCCGCTACAAGCAAGAGGTGACGTGGAACGTCGCACCGGCCGCTGCTGGTGCCCAGCTCCTGCGGCGTGTCACGTTCATGCCGAAGCTCACAAAGAGCAGTTCAGAGTCCGGTGAAATCGTGAGCCACCGGCAACGTTCAGGGACGAGACACGGCGGGCGCGGTGTGGAAATGGCGCTATCCGGAAAGCTCTCGCCTGGCACTTACAAGGACTTCATGGCCGCGGCGGTGCGCCGGGCGTTCACCACCGTGACGGCGATTGCCGGCGCGTCCATCACCATCGCTGGCGCCGGCCCGACCTACACCGTGACGCGCGCTGCTGGGTCGTGGTTGACCGACGGGATCAAGGTAGGCCAGATCGGCCGCTTGACCGCTGGTGCATTCAACGCGGCGAACACCAACAAGAACCTTGCGGTGCTGGTGGTGACGGCTCTGGTCCTCACGGTGATCCCGATGAACGGGGTCGCTCTGGTGGCGGAGGGGCCTATTGCTGCAGCTACTTGGTCGGTCCCTGGAAAGGTCACCTACGCGCCAGGTACTGGCCATACGGACCTGAGTTTCTCGTTTGAAGACTGGCATCCCGACAATACGCAGTCGGAGCTCTTCACCGGCAACAAGGTAGGAGACTTCGGCATCACTGTTCCGCAGGACGGGAACGTTGAAATAGCCGTGTCGTTCATGGGTGCTGACCAGACCAACGCCACGGCGGCTTACTTCACAACGCCAACAGCAGAAAGCTCGACGACGATTTGCCACTCGGCAGACGGTGTGATAGTCGCGGCGACCGGGGAGCTGGCCTACGTGACAGGACTGACCCTCTCGGTGAAGGACAACCTCACACCGGATGGTGTGGTCGGGTCGAGGATTCGATCCTCGATCAACCAGGGACAGATTCTGGTCGACGGCCAGATCACGGCGTTTTTTCCTGACACTCAGCTTCGGGACTACTTCATCAACGAGACGCAGGTCTCTCTGTTTGGAGCGTTCGCGACCGCAGAGTCAGCCGCGGCGGATTTCGTCAGCTTCGCGATGCCGCTTTCGAAGTTCAACTCTGCGGACAAGGACGACGGCGACAAGTCGATCGTGCGGACCCTGCCTTTCACGTCCGACTACAACGCCTCGGGTGGTGCTGGCGTGAGCACCGAACAAACCTCCATCTATATCCAGGACTCTCAAGCATGAGCGCCCGCGTCACCCTGGAGGATCTCGACACCGCCGCCGGTGGTGAGGCCGGCTACGAGCTAGAGCTGAAGTCTCCGGCCGGGAAAATTCTGCCAGGTTATATATTGGTCCGCGGTTACGACTCCGCGACCTACCAGCAATTGCTTGACGAGCAGCAAAGACGCCGCATGGCGAATATCGCAATGCAAAGGACGCCGACTGTCGAGCAGATCAACGCCGATGCGATCGAGGCCGCTGCGTCATTGGTGAAAGGCTGGACGGTGCCATTCGACCTTGATGGCAAGCCGCTCGAATACTCCGCTGCGAACGCGGTAAAGCTGCTGGAGCGGTTCCACTGGATTCGCGAGCAGGTCGAGCGTGCCGCGGGGGTGCGCTCAAATTATTTGCGAAAGTCAGCGCCGAGCTGATCTCTTATGCAGCGAGTCAGTGGAAGCTCGCGCAGCCGCAGAAGGACGGAAGATCCTACGGCTGGCACCTGAAGAAAGCCGCAAAGCACTCTGCGCAGGCAAGAGCCGAGCTTGACGAAGGCCAAGAACTGCCTCCGTCATGCGCATACATCTGGATGTGGTTTTGCGAGCTGAACGAGCGGCGCTCCAGGAGCGAACGCGGCCCGAACCCGATCAGCTTCGAAGCACTTGTTGACTGGGGGAATCTCAAGCGCCGGACCATGCAACCATACGAGCTCGAATTGCTCCTCTTGCTCGACCGGCTCTGGGTTAACGGTCCAGCGGAAGCCGAGGAATGATCCCGTCCATCGACGTACGCCACACCCTCGACAGGCTCGAGGCGAACCTCGGCATGTTGGCGAAGGAGCGTCTACAGGCCGCTGTGCGCGCGATGAATCGCACCATGACCACGGTGCGAAAGGAAGCTGCTACAGACCTACGCAAGGAATACCCGGGCGTAAAGATCGCCCTTCTAAAAGCACGGATGAAACTGAAGCGCGCGAGCCAGCAAATACCTACCGCTGCGGTCGTGTTCTCAGGAAAGAGATTTGCTCTCTACGGAAATTTTGGCATGCGTGCGTTCGGTAAGTGGGGCGTTGGATTTGGAAAACTTCCTTGGCGCATCGAGACGATTTCCGGAGAGACGGTCCCGCCTGAGATGCTCGCTCGAGCTTTCCGTAACCGCCGTTCAGGAGGTCGGGCGACGGTTTTCTCTCGCCACACCAAAGTGCGGACGTCGCAGGAAGTTCTAGTTGCACCAGGGATCGCCAGGGCTCTTACCGAGAAGCACATCGGCAACTCTCTTACGCGCGTGGCTCGCAAGCGTTTTGCAATTGTGTTCCTTCAAGAAATGAACTTCAGGCTTTCTAAGAGGTAGCGCATGGGGACCGTCAACGTCACCGAGGAGAGGATAGAACTAACCTCGGTAGACAAGTCGTCGATCGCCATAAAGCAGGTCCAGAGCGCCTATAAGGATCTTCGTTCCTCGATCGACACCGTGAAGAACGCGCTCGCGGCGGTGGGGGTGACTGTTGGCTTGAAAGCCATGGTTGACCTCTACCACGACGTCTTGAGGGCGAACGCAGCGCTAGACGATTTTTCCGAGTCAACCGGGTCGAGCGTCGAGAAACTATCTGCATTGCAGCGTGTGGCGAAGGTGGCCGGCTTCGACTTCGGCAACGTCACCGAGGCCATGGGCAAGATGATCAAGGGCCTGAAGGGGGCCGACGAGCAGGGGCAGAGTGCCGCTGCTGCGCTTGAATTCCTTGGCATCAAGGCGAAGAACGCCGACGGCACCTTCCGCGACCAGGGCGAGGTCATGGTCGAGGTGGCGAAGAAGCTGAACACGTATGCGGATAGCGGAAACAAGGTCGCTCTCGTACAAGACCTGTACGGGAAGGGAGCGCAAAAACTCCTGCCCTACCTCAAGGACCTTGGCGAGCAGACAGACTTCAACGCGACAGTCACTGCCAAGCAGGCAGCACAGGCTGAAGAGGCTGAGAAAAACATCAACCGTCTCAAGATAGTAATGGAAGACGCGCGGCGTGAGCTTGTTATAGGAATCACTCCGGCTATCACGGAGTTCACCGAGAAGTTGCTCGCGGCGACCAAGGCAAGCGGCGGCCTTGTTGCTGGTCTTTTGACAATGTCGAGTGCGCAGACCGTCGATATTGCCAAGCGCATAAAGGAGATCGACAGTCAGCTTGAGACGATCACCAAGGGTAAGAACGAGCCGCGCACCTTGCAGTTTGGAACTGGTGTCAGCGAAGACCTACTAAAGAAGGAGCGCGAGTACCTTAAATCTGTACAGCTTCAGCAGGTGCTAGCCAAGTACGAAAAAGATCCGATTCGTGACGCTAAGGATCTGAGGCTGCTGCAGAAGGGCACGCTTGACTACGAAACGCCTGGACGCGCCGGTCGTGAAGGAAAAGACGACAAGGAGAAAGGCGCAGAGCAGATCGCCAGGGCTCTACAGGCTGGTCTCGATGAAGAAATAAAAGTAATGGGAGAGGCGGCGCAGCTCTCAAATGACTTTAACGCTTCGGAGCGCGCGAAGCTCCAGGCTTTGTACGACGAGAAAAATAAAATTCTGATCGACGCCTACGATCGCGAGCAGGCGGCGGCGATAGCGCACGGAGCTGAAATCATCGCCATAGACGAGGAAGTAGCCGCAAACAAGAAAAGATTGCAGGAGGAGCAGCTAGCCGGAACGATGGCGTTCCTCGGCAACCTAGCAAGTTTGACGAACACAAAGTCGAAGCAGGCTTTTGAAATCGGGAAGGTCGCATCGATTGCCAGCGCCTTGATCAAGGGATACGAGGCCGCGGTTTCGTCCTATGCCGCAGGCGCAAAAATAGGCGGTCCGTGGACTGGAGCAGCGTTCGCCGCAGCGTCAATACTTGCGACAGCCAATCTCATAAGCAACATCAAGTCTCAGCAATTCGGCGGTGGCGGTGGTGGCGGTGGAGTAGCAGGCGGGGCTCCAGTGTCACCAACGCAGGGAGCCAGCAATTTCACACCTCAACTGCAGCAACCGCAAGGCTCGCAGACCGCTGTCACCGTGAACATCACAGGCGTCGTTACCCAGGATGTTTTGGATCAGTTGAAAGAACAGCTCACGCAGTTCTTCGGCGCCGACGGTGTCTTGATACCAGCCTCAAGCCGTCAGGCTTCAGTTATAGCGACTGGGATTTAGATGGTCATCACATACACGGCCCTACGCGAGATAGAGCCGACCGGGTACTCAAAGAGCGGTGTAGATATCTCCGCAGCCTTCGCCGACGACTCTTTCAACGCGAGCTCGACTGTACTTACAGGGCTGAACGCCGACGAATGGGTGCTTACTTCAGGATTCACGAACGGTAACAACGGTTGGTTCCAGGTCAAGTCAGCCTCGACCTCCACGAAGATTCTTCAGCTCACGCCGCCGATCACGCATCTACGTCTTCCGGCGGTATCAGGAAACTACGCCAGCACGCCAGACACTGCGGCGAATAGCGTAGTCGGCGACCTTGAACTGATCGTCAAGGCTGCACTTACAGACTGGACGCCGGCCTCGATTCAAACACTCATCGCGAAGTGGAACACGACAGGCAATCAGCGCTCTTACGCTCTCAGCGTAAATGCTGCCGGAACGCTGAACCTGTCCTGGAGCGCCGACGGTACGGTGGTCATATCGAAGGACTCCACTGTTGCAACAGGCATCGCCGACCTCGCGCAGAAGTGGGTTCGAGCAACTCTCGACGTGAACAATGGCGCGGTCGGCAACGATGTGAAGTTCTACACCAGCACCGACGGCGTTGTATGGACGCAGCTTGGGGCGACGGTGACGACGGCCGCCACGACATCCGTCTTCAACAGCACGGCGCTGCTCGAGGTTGGGTCGATCAACTCCGGCACGGCGCAACTCGCCGCTGGGCGGGTCTACTACGCCTCGCTGCTCAACGGCTTGGCCGGTCCTGTGGTAGCTGCGCTCGACCCAACGCTCGGAGTGCGCAACGGGACAACGATCATCGCTGCAAATGGCGAGACCTGGACCATCAACTCATCCGGCACGCCGCCCGCAATGCTGCAGGGACCGGCACTCTTCACTGCTGCGGCTGGACCATTGGTATCCGTCATCGGCTACAAGCGAGGTCTCGGGCAGATCTACACCCTGGAATCCGGCGCGAACAGGCTCGATCGCAACGTCAAGGTGCAGCGAAGCGAGCAGCAACCTATGGGCGGCGGAGTTCCGGAAGTCCTGCTCTATCGCCGCGAGACCTTCGACGAGGTTACGACCGCTTGGATCACCGAGGCGCAGCTTTTGCAATGGCGAGAATTCCTCGCCTCAGTAGAGGGCGGTGAGACGTTCACGTTTGACAAATACGGGACCATCGCTCTGCCTGTTGCTCCTAAGTTGGCGATGCTGTCGAGCACCGACTATTCAGAGGCCCGCGAGGGAATGGATTTCGTGTATCGAATTTCATTCACGGTAAGGCTTCTCTCGTGAGAACCGACACCGCCGCCTTTACCGCGAAGAACGTAGAACTGGCGAAGCGCCCGCGTTACGTCATAGAGCTTGCATTCGATTCAGCGAACACGATCCTCTGGTATTTCACCTCGCACACCGATTCCGCCTTGCCTCCAGGGGCCTCTTCAATCCTCGCTGTCATCGAGGGGATGTCCGGCACCAGCCAGACGCTGAATCCGGATACCGCGAACGCCACGATAGGCAGCATCAGCTTCGAGGTGGTGGATAGGGCGAGCATCGTTACGACGACGCTAGGAAGCCAGCTTGTTCTTGGGCGGTCGACCCGTCGTCAGCGCGTGCGCGTCTACGTCGGATTCGAGGGCCTCACCTGGGCAGATTACACGCTGGTTCAAACCCAGCTAGTCACAGAGATTGCCTATAGCGAAGGCGCCTACGAGTTCACCTGTGATGATGTTCAGCGCGAGATGCGAAAGGATCTTTTTGAGATTGCGAAGACGACGCTCGCGCAGTCTTTGAGTGCAACGTCGACGACGATTGAGGTTTTCAACACCGCCGCATTCCAGACGGTAGCGCATGGCAATAGCTACTCGGACGCTCCGAGTGCAACGGTGGGATACGTCAAGATTCAGGATGAGGTCATTCGTTACACGAGCAAGACTTCTACGCAATTCATCCTTGGTGCCGGTGGGCAGCGTGGGGCTCTAAATACCAAGGCTGTCGAGCACGCCGTAGACGCTGCGACCACGGCAGACCGCCGCACCGCAGTCGAGGAATACGTCTACCTCGAATTGCCAGCGGTCGACTTGATGTACAGGCTGCTGACCGGGAAGGACCGGCTCGGTAATTCGGTAATGCCGACGGTTTGGCACCTCGGTATCGCGACTAGCTATGTTCGGTTATCAGACTTCACGGGGATCGGCTCTGATCTGTGGGACACCGCGGACGATGATCAAGGTTTTGTTGTTCGGTTCGAGGGCCTGACCAAGACTGAAGGAAAGAAGTTCATCGAGACCGAGCTCGCGCTGCTTATCGGTGTGTTCCAGCCGGTCTATGCGGACGGGGCTCTAGGGCTTAAGCGCATGGCGAATATGCTGGCAGGCGCTTCCTACTCAAATCTTCTGGACTACAGCAATTTGGTAAGCGTCGGCGATCTTGTTCACGATTTCAAATCTCTGCACAACGTCATTCAAATAGAGTGGAACTGGGAGCCGAGTGGCGGAGCTGATGCAAAGGGAGCTTTCACACGTGTAAACCTGCTCATAGACGCGACTTCAATTGCAACGCATGGGCGCTCTGATCCTCTGAAGTTCAAGTTTCGCGGATTGCACGGCAGCCGACACAGCTCGGCGATGCTCGCGCAACGCTTCGATGCCCTACGAGACCGCTTTACTGGTCCTCCTGAACGCACCGATGTCAAGGTCTTGCACCGCCTGAATAATATCGAGGTCGGAGATGTAGAACGTTTGAAGCCTGCCGGCGTACGTGATTTCGTCACCCCAGGCGGGGGCCTGCTGGATAGATCCTTCGAAGTCCAGAACGTTTCGATAGATTGGATTTCCGGTGATGTTGGGCTGAAGCTGTTCGCGTCGTCGCAAGCCCCAGGCGCGATCCCGCCGACTTCAGACACCGTCGTTCTGACGGACGCCTGGTACTCGTCGCTTGGGACGCCACTTTCGAGCGT